CCTGACCACGCAGTCGGACAAGCCGCCGGCCGGCGTGTTCAAGCAGAAGCTGGCCTATTTCCGCGACATCCGCGACGGCAAGGTGGACGACCGGCGCAAGCTGCCGGTCCTCTACGAGGTGCCCGAGGAGATGGTGGCGGCAGGCGAGCACATGCTCCGCACCAACTTCTACCTGACCAACCCGAACCTTGGCCGGTCCGTCACGCAGGAGTGGCTAGAGGAGAAAGCGGCGGAGGCCGATCACGACGCGGATGGGCCGCGGGCGGTGTTCTATGCGAAGCACCTCAATGTCGAGATCGGGATCGGCCTGCGGCACGACGCCTGGATCGGAGCCCTCTACTGGCCCGACGCCGCCGACCCGACGCTGACGCTGGCCTCCCTCATCGAGCGCTGCGAGGTGATCGTCGCCGGCATCGACGGAGGCGGGCTGGACGACCTTCTCGGGCTGGCTCTGATCGGGCGCGAACGCGGCACGCGGCGGTGGCTCATGTGGAACCATGCCTGGGCGCAGGAAGACGTGCTTGAGCGTCGCAAGGACGTGGCGTCACGGCTGGTCGACTTCGAGACTGCGCGCGAGCTTACGATCTGCCGCTCGGCGCCGGCTGAGGCCAGTCCGGACGTGCGAGCGGCGGCCGCGACCAAGGACATTCGCGGCGTGGCCGACATCCTCGTGCAGGTGGCCGAGGCGGGGCTGTTCCCGCAGCATGAGGCTATCGGGGTCGATCCCGCGCTGATCACGGCGGTGGTGGACGAGCTGGTCTCGCGCGGCTTCACCAAGGAGGCCGGCGGGCAGATCGTGGCCGTGCCGCAGGGCTACCGGCTGTCGCCGGCCGTGTGGACGACTGAGCGGAAGCTGAAGGACCGCACCATGTCGCACGCTGGCCAGGCCATGATGGCATGGCAGGCGGGCAACGCGAAGGCCGAGCAGCGCGGCAATGCCGTGGTCATCACCAAGCAAGAGTCCGGCAAGGCGAAGATCGACGCGCTGATCGCCGGCTTCAACGCCGCCGTCCTGATGGGGAAAAACCCGGAAGCGGCCGCCGCACTCAAGCCGACCTTGCTTTTCATCTGATCTCGGAGGGTTCGCCCATGAACCGCGCCTATTCCGTCCTGGAGATCAAGGCGATCGACAACGACACGCGCGTGATCCGCGGCATTGCGACCACGCCCAGCGTGGACCGTGTCGGCGACATCATCGAGCCGCTGGGCGTCCGCTTCAAGAACCCGCTGCCCTTCCTGTGGCAGCACCAGCACGATAAGCCGATCGGCACCTGCGAGTTCGGCAAGCCCACCGCGAACGGCATTCCGTTCACGGCCAAGATCACCGACCCCGCCGAGGTGGAGTCCCTCTCCTTGAAGGACCGCCTGCAGGAGGCGTGGGACTCGCTCAAGGCCGGCCTGGTGCGCGCGGTCAGCATCGGCTTCGCGCCGCTCGAGTACAGCTTCATGGAAGGCGGCGGCATCCGGTTCGTGGAGACGGAAGTCTTCGAGCTGTCGGCCGTCACCATCCCCGCCAACGCCGACGCCGTCATTACGGCCGTCAAGTCGATCGACCGCACGCTGCGCCAGGAGGCCGGCGTGCCCGAACCTGATCTCCTGCCGCCCCCCGAGCCTGCCGCGATCGGCAAGTCGGCTCGTGTGGTGCGGCTCGATGACCCCGCCCGCGATCGGGCTCCCCCCTTCGTGATCCGCAATATCCGGCGGCTCGCCTGATCAAGGACGAACACCCATGAACATCGCCGAACAGATCCGCGCCTTCGAGCAGAAGCGCGCAGGGCTGGTGGCTGCCAACGCCACCATCATGCAGAAGGCCGCCGATGCCGGCGCCACCCTCGACCAGCAGCAGGCCGAGGAGTTCGACGGCAACCAGGCGGATGTCACCGCCATCGATGAGCACCTGAAGCGCCTTCGCTCCGCCGAGAAGTCGGCGGGCGCCGCGGCCGCGCCGGTTGGCGGCCAGAGCGCCGAGGAGGCCGGTCAGGCGCGCGCGGGCGTGCGCGTCGAGGTGAAGGGCATGAACCTGCCCAAGGGCACGGCCTTCACCCGCTACGTGATGGCGCTCGGCCGCTCCAAGGGCAACCTGATGCAGGCGGCCGAGATCGCGCGCGGCTGGGACGACACGCCGCAGGTCGAGACGGTGCTGAAGGCGGCGGTCGCAGCCGGCACCACGACCGATCCCAACTGGGCAAAGCCGCTGGTCGAGTACCAGAACATGGCGAGCGAGTTCGCCGAGCTGCTGCGTCCGGCCACGATCATCGGCCGCATCCAGGGCCTCCGTCGCATTCCGTTCAATACGAAGATCCCGCGGCAGACGGGCGGCTCGACCGTGCAGTGGGTCGGCCAGGGTGCGCCGAAGCCGGTGGGCAAGCTTGCCTTCGACCAGATCAGCCTGGGCATGAGCAAGGCGTCGGGCATCGTCGTGCTGTCCGACGAGCTGGTGCGCTCGTCCACTCCTTCTGCGGAGGAACTGGTGCGCCAGGACATGATCGGTCAGACGGCCATGTTCCTGGATGGCCAGTTCGTGGACCCGGCGGTCGCGGCGGTGCAGGATGTATCGCCCGCGTCGGTCACCAACGGCGTCACCCCGATCATCGCCAGCGGCACCGACGCCGACGCGCTCCGCGCCGACGCTCGCAAGCTAATGGCGGCGTTCGTCGCGGCCAACATGTCGCTGTCCACCGCGGTGTGGGTGATGACCGAGACGCAGCTGCTCAGCATCTCGCTGATGACCAATGCGCTCGGCCAGCCGGAGTTCGCGGGCACCAATGCCGGCCCGGATGCGAAGTTCATGGGCCTGCCCGTGATCGCGTCGGAGAACATCCCGGCGCAGCCTGGCGTTGCTGGCCCGCCCATCGTGCCCGCCGGCTCGCGCATGCTGCTGGTCAAGGCGAGCGAGGTGCTGCTGGCGGACGACGGCGAGACGGTGATCGACGTGAGCCGCGAGGCCTCGCTGCAGATGGACAGCTCGCCGGCCAACCCGCCGACGCAGACCACCGTCATGGTCTCGCTCTGGCAGATGAACATGGTCGGCATCCGTGCCGAGCGGTTCATCAACTGGGCGAAGCGCCGGGCGGGCGCGGTCCAGTACATCGACGGCGCCGCCTACACGACCCTCTAACCAAGCGAGGCCGCCCTTCGGGGCGGCCTCCCACGGGGAGAACGCGTCATGAAGCACGCGATGATCAACATCAGCCTGCCGCGCTACGGCACGCGCATGCTGTCGGCGGGCGATCCGTTCGAGTGCAATCGCCGTGAGGCGCGTGTGCTGAACGCGCTCAAGAAGGCCCGCTACGCCACCGACGACGATCACGCGGCGGAGCCGGCCGAGCCCGTCCAGCCTGTGCCGCCCGTCGAACCCGTACAGGGTGACGGCGGCGCGTCGGCGCCCGGCGAAGGTGGCGCGGCCAACGGCGCTGCGGACGAGCAGGCGCAAGCGCTCGCCGCCGCCCGCACCGACTACCAGACCGCGTTCAACAAGCGGCCGTACCACGGCTGGAGCGTGGACGAGCTGCGCCAGAAGATCAGCGCGGGCGGCACCGGCGAAAGCTGATGCGCCTGCTCGGCTTCGACCTCACCCGCACCAAGTCGGCCCAGCCGTCGGCGATCACGGACCAGCGCAGCTGGTTCACCGTGATCCGGGAGTCGTTCACGGGTGCGTGGCAAAAAAATATCGAGGTGAAGCCGGAGAGCGTGCTGGCCTACCACGCCGTGTTCTCCTGCATAACGCTGGTTGCGTCCGACATGGCGAAGATGCGGATCAAGCTCGTCCAGCAGGACGCGGACAGCATCTGGAGCGAGGTGAAGAGCCCGGCTTACTCGCCGGTATTGGCCAAGCCCAACGGGTTCCAGAACCGCATCCAGTTCGTGGAAAGCTGGGTGCTCTCCAAACTCAGCCGCGGCAACACCTACGTCCTGAAGCAGCGCGACGGCCGCAACGTCGTCACCAAGCTCTACGTGCTGGACCCGTGCCGCGTGCGGCCGCTCGTAACGCCGACCGGCGAGGTGTTCTACGAGCTTAACACGGACAACCTCGCCGGCCTGCCTGCCCAGGTGGTGGTCCCCGCCCGCGAGATCATCCACGATCGCTTCAACTGCCTGTTCCATCCGCTCGTGGGCCTGTCGCCCATCTTCGCGTCCGGGCTGGCGGCGACGCAGGGGCTCGCGATCCAGAACAACAGCGCCTCGTTCTTCTCGAACGGCGCGCGGCCGGGCGGCATCATCCTGGCCCCCGGCAACTTGGACCAGGCCGACGCCGACCGGCTGAAGGAGCAGTGGTCCGAGAACTACAGCGGCAAGAACTCGGGTCGGACAGCGGTGCTGGCAGGCGGCCTCAAATACGAGGCGATGGCGACCAACCCGAAGGACGCGCTGGTGGTCGACCAGCTGCGCTGGACCGCGGAGGTGGTCTGCTCGACGTTCCACGTACCGCCCTACAAGCTGGGCATCGGGCAGGCGCCCGCGAACAGCACGGTCGAGACGCTCAACCTCGAATATTACACGCAGTGCCTACAGGTGCTGATCGAGGCCATGGAGCTGTGCCTGGACGAGGGGCTGGAATGCCCGGCCGGGCTCGGCACCGAGTTCGATACCGACAATCTGCTGCGCATGGACACGTCGGCGCTGATCAAGGCGATGGCGGACGGCACCACGAGCGCGCTGATCAAGCCCGACGAAGGCCGCGCCCGGCTCGGGTTCGGCAAGGTGGCCGGCGGCGACGCGGTCTATCTGCAGCAGCAGAACTACAGCCTGGAAGCGCTCGCCAAGCGCGATGCGTCGGCTGACCCGTTCGGCACCGCCGCCCCGACCACTCCCGACCCGGCCGCCAACGACAACGCTGCCGCGGAGGCCGAACAGGCGCGCGCGCTGCTGACGATCATGAAGGGGCTCGCCTGATGTTCGACGGCAAGGCGTTCGGCACCGAGGTCGTGGACATGGTGCGCGGCTATGTCGAGCGGACGGTAGCGCCGTTGCAGGCGCGCATCGCCGAGCTGGAAGCGCGAAAGCCGGAGCGCGGCGAGCGCGGGCAGGACGGCCGCCCCGGGAACGACGGCCGGGATGGGCGCAACGGCGAGCCTGGAATGAACGGGATCAATGGCGCTGATGGCCGCGACGGTGAGCCCGGCGTTCCCGGCCGAGATGGTGCCGACGGCGCGCCGGGCGTCCGCGGTCAGGACGGCGCGAGCGGTCGCGATGGCGCTGCGGGCGCGGACGGGCAGAACGGAGCGGATGGTCGCGACGGCGTGAACGGCATTGGCACCAGCGGCGCGCTAATCGACCGTGACGGCGTGCTGGTGCTGACGATGTCGGACGGGACCGTTCACAAGCTGGGCGTGGTGGTTGGCCGGGACGGCGAGGCTGGCGAGCGTGGATCGGACGGCCGCGATGGTGTTGACGGGCGGAACGGCACGCATGGCAACGATGGCGAGCGCGGCGCGGACGGCAAAGATGGCCGCGATGGTGATGCGGGCGCTGATGGTCGCGACGGGGTGGACGGCAAAGACGGCGAGCCCGGCACGAACGGTACGGATGGCCGGGACGGCGAACCGGGAGCCGATGGCCGCGACGGTGTTGATGGCCGGGATGGCCGTGACGGCACCAATGGCCGCGATGGTTTCGGGTTTGACCACCTCACGGTGGAGCAGTCGGGCGAGCGCGGCTTCGTGTTCCGGTTCGCGCAGGGCGACCACGTTAAGGAGTTCCCGTTCCGCATGCCGGTCGTGATCGACCGCGGCGTCTACTCGGCCGGCAAGGCCTATGAGGCTGGCGATGCGGTGACCTGGGCCGGCTGCCTGTGGATCGCCAAGGGCGATACGACTGACAAGCCCGGTGAGGGCGAGAGCTGGCGCCTGGCTGTGAAGAAGGGTCGCGACGGCAAGGATGCCGCTCGTGGCTGAGCAGCTGGTTGAGCCCGTCACGATGGCGGAGGCGCGGCTGCGGCTGCGGCTCGACGTGCCGGACGATGACCCGACGCTGGAAAGCCTAATCATCGCGGCGCGTGAGCATATCGAGAATGTGTGCGACGGGCTCGTGCTGGCGGCGCGCACGGTGACGGAGGTGATCCGGCTTGATCGCCCCTATGCCGAGCTGACCGCCTGGCCGATCGCCGAGCCCGCCCGGATCGCGCTGGCGACCGCTGGCGGCGAGGTCGCGCAGGCCGAATGGCTGGCGCTCTACACGGGCGAGAAGCAGCTGAAGCGGCGGCCGGTTCGCATCGAGCCGGTGGGCGGCGCCTGGGGCCGTGAACGCGGCGTGATCGCCACGGCAACGGTGCAGGCGGGCTGGTCCGATCCGCAGTCCGTGCCCGTCGTGCTGTGCAACGCCATTCTGATGCTGGTGCTGCACTGGTATACAAACGGCTCGGCTTCCACCCCCGGCGAGCTGAAGGAAACGCCGCTGGGCGTTGCGGCCATGATCAGGCGCTTTCAGGTGCAGACGATCTGATGGCCATCCAGCCCGGTGACCTCAACAGACGCATCACCTTCCTCGCCGCTGGAACTGAAGATGACGGCTTCACGCAGCAGGAAGGCGCTTTCCGCCCTGTTGCTCAGCGATGGGCGTCCAAGCGCGATGTCAGCGATCGGGAGCGGTCCACCGCAGCGCAGCAGGGTAGCGATGTGACGACGCGCTTTGTGGTGCGGTGGGACAGCTTTACGCGATCGCTTTCCACCAAGTTCCGGTTGGAATGTGAAGGTGCGGCTTACACCGTGTCGGCCGTTAAGGAAGTCGGCCGGCGGGAGGGTGTCGAGATCACAGCCAGCCGCCGCGATGATGGCGGGCTGTGATGGAAGAAGACCTACGGCACCGCCTCATGAATACCGTGGGAGTGCGAAACAGCGTTGGATCGAATATCGATTGGGAGGAGCGGCCCAAGGCGGCCGGTTTGCCCGCGATCACATTGACGCTGACCAGCCGTATCCCGATCCAAACCTACAAGGGGCCGGTCTCGCTCGTGCCGTCTCGGGTGCAGGTGGATGTTTGGGCCACCTCCGTCAAACAGGCGGTCATGATCGCCCGGTTGTTCAACCCGATTGTGCCCGATCAGGGCATTCTAGCGAATCCCGCCATCAGCGGCAAAACCCGGTTCGGACCGTCTTTTGTGGAAAGCGAGCAGAGCGGCGGCACCGATGAGGTTGCCGGTGGCACGCTAGTTTTCCGCCGCATTCTTCATCTCACCGTCTGGCACAGTCCAGCATAGGAGCAACGACCATGCCCCAATCCGCTGATCCGTCGATCGGCTACGACAGCGAGTTCTGGCTCGGCACCAGCGACCAGAGCAGTTCGTTGACCGCGCTCGTCGGCGTATTCGATATGGGCCTGCCCGACGAGCAGTTCGGGCGCGTCGAGGTCACCCACTACAAGAGCCCCGGCAAGCGCAAGCAGTACATCGACGGCCTGATCGAAAGCGGCACGTTCCAGGTCAAAATGAACTACGCGCCCGGTTCCGCAACCGACCTGCTCATCCAGGCCGCCAAGGACGGGGGCACCGCTCGTGCGTTCAAGCAGGTGCTGCCCGACGCCGCCGGATCGGACTGGGCGATTTCCGGCCACTGCGTTGTGCGTGGGTACGAGCGCACCAACCCACTGGAGGGGCGGCGCGAAGCGACCATCACCTGCGAATTGACCGACGATCCGGTTGAGGGCGCCGGTTCGTGAACCGCTTTCGCGGTGAGGCCGAGCTAGCCGCAGGCGATGCCAAGCACACGTTGGTGCTCGACATCAACGCGCTCGTTCTGGCTGAGGATGCGCTGGACGCGGACCTGACCGAGCTAATCAACCGCCTGAACGGCAAGGTCCGGCTCGGCACGGTGCGCGGCATGGTATGGGCGGCCCTCCAGCACCAGCCGCAGCCACCGAACCTGCTACGCGCGGGAGAGATCGTAGGCGAGGCGGGTATCGGCGCCGCTCACACGGCCGTTATGAAGGCGCTGTCCGATGCTTTGCCGAAGGCGGAGAAGGGGAAGGCCGACGCCGACCCTCGGAAGGCGACGGGTGGGACTGGGAACGGCTCTTCGGCCGCTGGTGCGGCCTAGGGTTCGATCCTGGGGCTTTCTGGCGACAGACGCCCCGCCTGCTCGTCGCCGCGATGAAGGGACGCATGATAGCCGATCAGGAAGCGCGGGTGTCGCTGGCCTGGCACACTGAAGCTCTGGCGCGTGAGAGGCTGCTCAAGCCCTTGCGTCACTATCTCTCGTCAGGCCGGTCAACCAACCGCGAAAGCGACCTGCTAGCAGCGATGAAGCGAGCCAAGCGCGGCGGCGCCAAGCTGAGCATCTTCAAGCTCGAAAGGTGAGCCGATGGCATCGGGTCGGGTCAAGCTGGAGGGTGTGGCCGAGCTCAAGGCTGCTTTAGAAGCGTTGGGGCCGGAGGTGGCAACCAAGGTGGGGGCTGGCGCCGATCGCAAAGCTGCCGTTCTGCTTCAGAACCATTTGATCGAACAAGCGCCCGTAGGCCCTGGTAGGCACCCCGAAGGGCATCTGCGCGACAACATCCGCGTTCGGAAGCAGAAAGCACGGCAACCCTATACCATCCGGTACATCGTCAACACTGGCAAGGCGTTCTGGGGCGCATTTCAGGAGCGCGGCACTGCCAAGATGGCTGCGCGTCCTTGGATGGGCCCGACCTTTGATGCGGCTGTGCCGAACCTGATCAGTGAACAAGTCGATGGTCTGAAAACCGGGATCGAGCGCACGGCCAAGCGGCTCGCCAGGCTGCGAAGGAAGTAGCATGGCTGCGAGAGGGCAACAGGTCGGCAGTCTTTACAGCTCCCTCACGCTCGAAAGCTCCTCTTTCGTCTCTGGCCTCAAGAAGTCAGTCGACGCCACCGCGTCGTCATCGGCCAAAATCGAGAAGCACCTCAGCCAGATCAAGACAGCCGCCATCGCCGCGTTCACGGGCGAGATCGCCAGCCGCGTTGTGGAATTGGGCAAAGCCGGGCTCGACTACGCCTCCTCGCTCGGCGAAGTGTCGCAGCAGCTCGGTGTTACCAGCCGTGATCTCCAAGTCTATCGCTATGCGGCCAGCCAGGTTGGCGTCAGCCAGGAGGAGATGGACGGCGGGCTCCAGAAGTTCACGAAGACGCTGGGCGCGGCGCGTGCGGGCAACGCCGCGGCCGTAGGCACGTTCACGGCGCTCGGCCTCAGCATGTCCGACGTGAAGAAGGGCGATCCGCACGACGTGCTGCTGAAGGCGGCCGATGGCATCGCCCAGATCAGGGATCGGGCCACACGCGCTGCGCCAGAGATTGCCCTATTCGGCAAGACTGGACAGCAGCTCGACCCGCTCCTGTCGCAGGGCAGCGCCGGCATCAACGAGCTTGCCACCGCGGCCGAGAAGCTGGGTTTGGTGCTGTCCGCCGAACAGATTGCCCGTGCCGACGACGCGGCCGACAAGCTCAGCGCCGTCAAGCAGGTGCTGGAGGCTAACATCGCCGGAGCGGTGGCGGATAACGCTGAGGCCATCCTGAGCCTTGCAACCGCGATCGAACGTGTAGTGGTGGCGCTCGCTAAGCTTCCTCGGCAGAAGGACCTGGCGGCCAAGCTTTCGCTGCTAAACGACGACGCGACCCGCGTTGATGTGCCCCTTGCTCTGTACAACCGCGTGGCGCTGGGAAAAAGCAAGGCGCAGACGCAGGCAGATACGGTCAAAGAGCTGCTCGGTTCACGCGATGGCCGAGAAGCACTGTTCAACCGGACGCAAGCGCAAATCAGGTCGCTTAATCGTGGGCGGACGTATGACCCCGACCTCAACCTGAGCGTCGCGGACAATCCTCAGGCAATCGCAGCCGAGAAAGCGCGGCTTCTCGCCTTTCGTATGCAGATCGTCGCCCGCGAAAAGCTTGGGAACCGTCCGGCCAACGACAATCCCGGCGGCGGGCGTGGCTACACCGATCCCGGCGCGGCGTCGGCTGCGGCGGCCAAGGCAGCGGCCGCTGCACGAGCGGCAGAGGCGGCACGACAGAAGGCGTTGCGCCTAGAGGAAGGAAGTCGACAGGCGCTCCAACAAGCTGCCGACGAGACCCTGAACCTGCGTCAGCAACTCACTTCGGATGTCCGCGAGCAGGCTCAATATCAGCACGAACAAACCGACCTCGAGGGCAAGGCGGCCCTGCGCAAGATCGACCTGGATGTGGCCGAAGGGCAGATCACCGCGGCGGCGGGCGAGGAGCTGAAGCGGCGCACCACGCTCAACACCGAGTTGCAGCATAGCGTCATTAATCGCGAACTGGACGGCAGGCTGGACCAAGCCGATCTGGAGGCCCGCACCGCCGCTATCGGCGACCAGCGTGACTTGCTGAGCGCACAAGCCGCTCTGGCGAACACTGCGGGCGAACGACGCGACCTCGAACTGCGCCTGCTGGACCTCCAATATGACGAGGAGCGCGTCCGGCTCGCGGCCGTGCTGGCATCGCGAACGTCAACCGATGCCGAGAAGAAGGTGGCGCAGGCCCGCATGGACCTGCTGCCGCAGTTGCAGGGGCTGGCGGCAGAAGGTGTCCGCCAGCGCAACGCGGGTCCTCTGGAGCAGTATCGGCAGCAAATCAAAGCATCGGTCGGCGACCTTAACACCTCGCTGGAGACGGTGGAGGCGAACGGCCTGCGCGGCCTGGAAGATGGCCTGCTCGGCATCGTGACGCGGACGGAAAGCGTCAGCGACGCTTTTGGGCGCATGGCGGAGAGCATCTTGGCCGATCTTGCCCGCATCGTTATCCAGCGCGCGGTCTTGGGGCCTCTGGTCGACAGTCTGTTCGGTGGTGGCGCTATTGCCGGCAACGTGGGGCAATTCGCTGCGCAGACGCCACTAGCCTTGTCCGCCGGCATGGCTCCGCTGAAGTTCGCGACCGGTGGTAGCTTCAAGGTCGGCGGCTCAGGCGGACCGGACAGCAAGCTGTTCTCCTTGGCGCTCTCCCCCGGCGAGGCGGTGGACGTGCGCCGTGGCGACCAGGAGCGGGCGGGGCAGTTGGTCATGGTACAAGTGGACAAGTCAGCCCTGTTCGACGTCCACGTTCAGCGCGCGGCTGCGCCGCTTGCGCAGGCGGCTCAGGTCGGCGCGGTGGGGCAGGTAGAGGATCGTGCCCGCCGTCGCGCCCGGTCTCGTCTATGATCGACCTGACCGACCTGGAGCTTACGGGCGGGACCACGCCGCGGCTTCTCGACTGGGGCGGCGAGCTCGTCCCGCCGTTCGGAGGCGTGACACAGCGCCTTGATCGGCTCGGCAGCCGCCATTCTGTTGACTGCGTCGCCCCCGCCAGGGCGATGGAGCCGAACGGCCGTCTTTGGATCGCCCGACTGAAGCGCGCCAAGCGCGAGGGCGCGATCATCGCTTTTCCGCAGGTCGGCTTCGATCCGGGCAATCCGGGTACGCCCGTCGTCGCCGCGGCTGTGACGGCCGGAAACACCGTTCCGCTGTCCGGCCTCACCTCCGGCTATCGGCTGCATGAAGGGCAGTGGCTCACAATCTTCCACGCTGGGCGTCGCTACCTGTATTCGATCAACACCGAGATCGTCGGCACGAGTAGCGGCACCGCGACGATCCAGGTCACGCCTTTCCTTCGCACGCAGCTCAGCCAAGGTGACGTGATCAACTTGAGTGAGCCCGAGATGGAGGGATGGCTGGCAGGAGACGAATTCGCCTGGTCGCCGGATACCGATCGTACGGTCAGCCTGAAGTTCACAGTGACGGAGCGTGCATGACGGCCCTGACGCCCGCGCTGGACGCGGCCTTCTCCTCCGATCGCATGCTGATCTTCGGCTCCGTCGAGATCAACCTGCCGGGTTACGACCTGCGGCTGCTGGACGGCTCGGGCATCCTGCTGGTGGACGGGCAAACGTTCGTCGGCGAAGACCCGATCTACGGCGTGCTGGACAGCATCGACGAGCTGACGGACGGGCTGGGCGACGAAGCGCCCGCCCTGTCGATCAACCTGCTGCCCGCGTCGGGCGCGGCGGTCGGCCAGCTCGCCTCGCCTGCGTTTCAAGGCTCGCGCGTTCGCGTGCGGGTGGGCGCCGTCAGCAAGGAGACGGGCCTGACCATCGGCACGCACCTGCTGTTCGACGGCGAGTTGGACGTGCCGGTGCTGACGGTGGGCAAGGGGTCGCGGCGGCTCGCGTTCGAGTGCGTGTCGTCGTTCGAGCGGTTCTTCGAGAACGACGAAGGCGCCCGCCTGTCGGACAGCTTCCACCAAGCCATCTGGCCCGGCGAGACGGGGTTCCGGAACATCACGGGCATCGAGCAGACGATCTATTGGGGCGTGGCGACCCCGGCGGGCGCGAACGCCATCCAGGTTGGCGGCCTGTGACGCCGTACCAGCGCAAGGTCGCTGCCGCGCAGGCCACGCTGGATAGGTTCAAGGATGTGCCGCTGCGGCTCGGCCGGAACGATTGCGTGCGCATGGCGGCGTTTCACCTGCGAAAGCTTGGCCATCGCGTGAAGCTGCCGCCCGCCGGTGCCTATGCCTCCATCCGCTCCGCCAAGCGCGAGCTAGAGAAGGCGGGGCACGAGACAGTTGCGGCAGCGCTGGATAGCTTCGGGTTCGAGCGCATCCCGCCCGCGGCCGCGGTAGCGGGCGACCTGATCATGCTGCCCGGCGACACGGACCTAGGGGCGCTGACGGTGGCACTCGGCAACGGAAGGTGCGTCGCCTATCACCAGGACCTTGCCGGGGCAGGCGTCGTGCAACCCGTCGAGTGGCTATTCGCGTGGAGGGTGCAGCCGGTATGACAGACGATGCCAAGGCGCGGTGGCGTAAGATCAGCGAAGGCCAGCTCGCCGCGTCCGTGGAGGACGCCGCAAGCCGGGCGAAGACGCAGCTGGCGCTCGCGCAGGATGCCTTGAAGGCGCTCCTGCTGGCGAATGGCGGGGCGCTGGTCGCCCTGTTCACGTTCGTTGGCAACGTGCTGTCCAAGAGCGGCAGCGTGCGCTTCGACCTGCATCACCTCTGGCTGGCGTTCGTGCTGTTCGTGGCCGGGTTTAGCCTCGCCCTTGTCGCGCACGTGCTCGGCTTTCTTTCGCAGGATCGCTTCTTCCAGCAAGCCGGTGCCGAAATAGCGCGCATCACGCACTCACTCCTGGCTGACGAGCCGAATGCGGACCAGCAGGTCGAGATGCGCCTCTTGGCGAGCGGACAGGCCTTCTACTGGGGAGGTGTGCTAATCGCGGTCCTATCGCTGACCGCCTTTGCGTGCGGCAGCGGTTTCGCGCTGGCGGGAGTGCTGGTCTAGGTCGCGCGTCGCTGAATGCGACGCTCCTCGGCTAGTCGCAATCTTTCAGGTTCGGTGAAGGCGCGTTCGAGAAGAGAAATGGCAAAGTCCACTAAGTCTTCTGCATCAGCCTTGCCAAGTGTTCCATCATGCGCGCCATCATTGCCGTCTTCCCGAACGCAAAATGCAAGTGGCCCTAGTCCGGCCGGCAAACGACCGGTAGCTATCAGCCAATCTACGCGATCGAAAAGCTTCTTACGCTGGTTTTGGTTTGGGCCACCTGTTGCCCCGTCCGCCACTGGCAAAAGGGATTTCGTGGCTAGGTCAAGACAAAGACGAAACATTGCCGCAGCTGCGTTATATGCGCCAATAGCGAGGCACGCAGCGCCCTCCTGAAAACACTTACGCACGGCCTCCGGTAGATAATCTGGTGGTGTGACAGTCGCCTGATCTACGACAGATATAAACCTAACTAAGTTGAATCCGCCATTTACGTTTCCGTTGAACTCTATGATGGCGCCATCCCTGCACATCTGACCGCTCGGATCACGAAGGGCTGCTTTCAGAATGGCAATCGAAGAATTGCGACAAGATCGGCAACGCATCTGCGCCTCGTGCAAGCTTCTTTCGATCTCGCCCAAACCCTCTTTTCGTAGGTAGGCATCGCCCCTGACGTCAAAGGTGACTGCCTTCGTTCCGCAACGCGGACAGTTCGCAACGAACTCAGCCACTCTGCAGACCCTTCTCCACCAGCCTGCGGATCATATGCAGCTCCGCGCCTTGGAGATGATGACGAAAGGCGCCCCACTTTTGCGTCCGGTTGCGTACCCGACGACCCGTCGAGCTCGATCATCAAAGAAGATATCTATAGTGCCGGCGCGTGCCGCTATACCAGCGGCTCTGAACTTGAGGCTGAAAGCGTAGCGGTTTTCAAACTGCTCGCGTCCAATCTCGTAGCCTGGCGATCCACTAAGTTGCAGCGCAATACAGCCCGCCAGCTCAGCTAGCGGTTTGTCTGATCGCAGGTCGAAAACCGGTTTGTGAGTCCGCATGCTCTCGGCGGTGGCGCATCCGGTCAAGATGGCCAGGACGGCAACGACGTAGCCCTTCACACCTGTTCCCTTCGACGGAGGCTTGCATGTCGCGTGTAGCACGCACCGCTGCCCTCGTCGTGGGCGCCGTTGCGCTCGCCGCCACCGGGATTGGTGCGGCAGCGTCGGCCGGTTTAATCGGAGGCGCCGTGACTACCGCTGCTGGCGCAACAGTGGCGGGGTTTGCGGGTGTAGCGGCAAGCACCTTTACCGCCGTCGGGGCCATAGCCGGTGTAGCCTCAGCCGCAGTTGGGGCGCTGACCGCGAAGAAGCCAAAGACATCCTCTAGCGGTGCACAGGAGCGTTTTACCGCCAACAAAGACCAGGGTCTCCCTGTAATTTTGGGGTATACCCAAGTCTCTGGCTTCATCATCCACCGCGCCACGAGCGGTCCGAACAACCTCTACCAGACGTTCTTCGCGGTGCTATCGGCGGCCGGCCCGATCGAGCGGCTGGACACGCCTACGATCGACGGCGCCACCACCATCTTCGTCGGTGGGGCGGCGCAGAGCGACTATGCCGGCTGGATGTGGATGACCACGCAGCTGGGGCAGACGCCCGAGCCCGCGGCGCTCGCATCGCCCACCGGCAGCGTACCGGGGTGGGACAGCTCGTCCAAGCTGTCGGGCTATGCCGCCTACTGCTGGACGCTGAAGTTCGATGAGAAGGGCAAAAAGTACGCAGGCGGGGTGCCCAAGCCGGCCTTCATGGTCGCGGGCGTCAAGGTCTACGATCCCAGGCTCGATAACACCTATCCGGGCGGGTCCGGCCCATGCCGCGCTGACGACGAGGACACCTGGATCTGGAAGGAGGAAGGTTTCCTCCACGGGCTGACTTGGCTGCTCGGCCGCCACCAGAACGGCAAGCGGGTCATTGGCGTCGGTGCGCCTATCGACGGCATCGACGTGCCCGCCTTCGTGGAAGCGACCAACATCGCCGCCGCCAACGGCTGGAAGATGGGCGGCGTCGTCTACAGCACGGACGAGAAGTGGGGCGCGCTCAAGGCCATGCTGCAGGCGGCCGGCGGCGAGCCGGTGCGCAACGGCGCGCTAATCTCCTGCATCATCAACGCGCCACGGGTCAGCCTGGACACGATCCGCTCAGCCGATCTGGTGGGCGAGGCATCGGTTGCGGCCACGCAGTCCCGACGCGAGCGGATCAACGCGGTGGTGCCGCGCTACCGCAGCCCCGATCATGGCTACGAGATGGTGCCGGCCAAGGTGGTCACCGTCCCCGCCTACGTCACGGAGGACGGCGGGCAGCGTACGCGCGAGATCGAATACCCGCTCTGCCAAGACGCCAAGATCGCGGCGCAGCTGGCCGCATACGACATCATGAACGCTCGCGAGTTCGGGCCGATCACGCTGCCGCTCAAGCCGCGCTGGATCGGCTACAAGCCGGGCGACTGCCTCACCATCGACGTGCCGGAGCTCAACCTGGTCGGGCAGACGGCGCTGATCATCGGCCGATCGCTCGATCCGTCCACGGGCATTGTGACGCTGACCCTCAAGTCGGAGACGCCCGCCAAACACGACTTCGCTCTGGGGCGGGCGGCCAACCCGCCGCCCACGCCCGCCTTGCAGATCATCGATCCTGCGGACCTGCTGCGGCCCGGCGTCACCGCCAGCTGGACGGAGGTGCGCGACGACGACCCAGACAATCGCCCGCGGCCGCAAGACGGTGCGGACGTGACGATCGAGAACACCTCGCTCAACACCCTGAACGTCGGCACACGCACCGCCGATCAGGTCGTTGACGACATCGCGACGGCCGGCAGCAACATCACCGCACTGGCGGGCGACCTCAGCGACGAGGTCCAGCGGGCCAAGGCGAAGGAGGGCACGCTCACCAGTCTGGTGGGGATCGCGCAGAGCACGGCCGATGGCGCGCAAGCGGCTGTCACAAGCGAGAGCATCGTGCGGGCGGACGAAGATGGCGCCCTGTCGGCTCGCATCGACACGGTGAAGGCGACTGCAGACAGTGCCGCTGCCAGCGTGACGAGCGAGGCGGCTGCGCGCGTCAACGCGGATGGCGCGCTGGCGGGGCGGATCGACGCTGTGAACGCGGAGGTAGATGACGTATTCGCCGCCGTCACCAGCGAGGCAGTAGCGCGGGCGGATGCGGACGGTGCGCTGGGCGGCCGGGTGGATACGGTCAGCGCCAGGGTGGATCAGGCTTCGGCCGACGTGACGGACGTGCGCGAGGCGGTGATCCTGCCCGACGGCCAGGGGTATGCGCGCGCCGTGCTCCGGGTGAGTACCAACGGCTATGTGGCCGGCACTTCTCTGACGAACAACGGCACCACCAGCAGCTTCGACATCCTGGCGGACGAGTTCCGCGTCGTGAACCCGAACGGTGGCTCGCCGCGCCAGGTGTTCGCAGTCGTTGGCAACACGACTTACGTCTTGGGCCGCCTTCAGCTGGGCACCGCCGGCAGCGTCGGTGCCACCGTCGCCTTCTCCGCCGGGCAGAGCGTCGCCGGCTCCGGCCCGCCCCCGTCCAGCCAGGAGGTGGTGCTCTGCAATTACGTGCTGCACCTCGATGGTCCCGCAACGATCGCGGCGATCTACGCGATCAGCCATGCGTATTCACAGCCTGCCGACTACGGGGCGACCCTCATCGTCGGCGGTCAGGCACTCGGCTCGACCGGGGGCGGCACCAATGGCGCCCAGGACAGCATCGTCGGCGTCGGCAAGGCGACCCTACCGGCCGGCAATCATTACTGCGAGCTGCGCTGGAGAGCGTCCGCGGGCCTGACCGCAATGAGCGCCAATGTGGTCCTCACCATCGCCTATTAGGGAGAGCCCTATGCTCTATGCGATCGGAACACCCGGCCAGCGCGTGCGGCTTTACATCGATCCGGCGAACGACGCTGAGGCTCGCTTGCAGCTGCGCGACGGCGAGGAACTGATCCCCGCGCAGGCTATCGTGATGAATGCGACGATCGCCGACGATCTGACGCTCGTCCCGCCGCCGGCCGGGCCGGCCGCCTAGCCCGCACTTCTTCTCCACGGAGGTCCACCATGACGCCAGCACTGGCGCGCGCCGTCGTGCGCGCGGGAGCCGCCCTGTGAACGAGCTGCCCACCTTCGACCTCACCCTCTTTCCCGGCGAGACGCGTGCCTTCGAGGTGACGCTGACCGACCTGGACGGGATCGCGATCGACCCGACCGGCCGCACGCTGGTGCTCAGCTTCTTCCGCCGGAAGGATCGCTCCGCCATCCGCCGCTTCCCGGTGCCCTGCACGGGGCTGGTGACGCGCTACGTCCTGGACGGCGCGGACACGGAGGCGATCGTCGCCGCCGCCCGCCAGGTCACCGTCGACTGCGAGCTGTACTTCGCGGCCGGCGAGGATGCGGTGCCGGTGGCGATCGGCACGGTGAGCTACGTCCTGCGCAGCTCGCGCGCGCTTTCGACGGGCGCGGCCGATCCGGGCGAAGACCTGATCAGCGTTGCGCTCGGCGCAGGCTCGGTGGAGATCAAGGCCCGCGGCGTTCCCGGCCTTGCCATCTGGCAGGCTGTGACGAAGCCGGACGGCACGCCCTACATCGACGCCGACGACTACGACGCGACGAATAAGGCGCCCGCTGAGGAAGCCGCCGCTGCCGCCGAAACCATCGTCGCCGGCAAGGTCGCAGAGGTAGACGACAAGCTCGACGCCGCCGACGCCAAGCTGGTCCAGGTCGAGACGGCGCGCACGGACACGATCGCGGCGACGGGCAATGCCAATACCAAGGCGGCGCTGGCGGCGGAGAAGGCGGCGCTAGCTGACCTGAAGGCCGGCCTGGCGGAGATCGCGCGCGCGGCCGCAGAGACGGCGGTGGCGCAGACGGTGGCCGCGATCGCCGCCGCCGGCCAAGCGCCGTCCGCCGCGGGCGTGGAGGCATTCCGCAAGCGGGTGGAGGGCCTGACCAGCACTGACCAGTCGGCCGATCCCGCGCCGTTCGTGGCACCGATCACCGACATCAACGACGTGCTGATCGCCAGAGGCCGTGATCCGACGACGGGCTTGCTGGATGACACCCTCACGCTCGCCGCCGCCAAGCGTGTCGGCGCGCAGCTCGGTGTCGACTTTGCGGATGCGGTTGCGACCACGGACCAGTCCGCCGACCCGGCACCGTTCGTCAACGCGCTCACCGACGTGAACGGCCGCACGCTCTACGCCATGACGTGGGCGGGCAAGCTGGTGTTCGACCCCACGGACGCGCTCGTGGCGGCAATCGGCCGGGTCTACACCGATCCCGCGACCGTCTCGGGCTACACCGGCTCGGCCGTGCTGGCGCAGGCGCCGTTCGGCGCGGTGACGCTGGAGAGCTGGGACACGTTCGCGCACGCGGCGCTGGTCACCTCCACGACGCGCGCGATTATCACGCCCGTGCGCGCGCTGGCCGCCGTTTACAGCGGACAGAGCCAGGGCGGCCCCGCCGGCACCAAGGCGACCGTAGACGCGCTCGCGCCGACGCTCTGCTGGATGCCGAACGGCGGCAACCAGTACCCGGCCACGGCCGCCTTCAACGGTGCGGTGTCCGCCGCCAACCTCGTGCCGGCCAGGGACGCCGATAGCGCGGGCGGCCAAGGCCCGGCCACCCTGTTGAGCATCGCGCTTACCGCGCAGCAGCGTGACGCGGGCGAGACGGTGACCGGCATGCTGGCGGCGTCGAGCTACTATGGCGGGCAGAGCATCAAGACGTTCCGCCCCGACGCGACGGCGGCAGACGATGGCACCTCGCCCAACTTCTTCTGGGCCAACACGCAGGCGCTTGCGGGCAAGCTGATCAGCCTCGCGCCGTCGATCGGTCGCAAGTCGATCCTGATCGCCTGGCCCATGTTCCAGGGCGAAAACTACACCACCGGGTGGGAGGCGGACGCCACCACGATCTGCGACGCGCAGGCGGCGGTGCAGCAGGCGATCAACGCGGCCGACGGCGTCGCCTGGCGCCCGCCGTCGATCATCGGCCAGACGCACGACCTCAGGCACGTCACCACGCCCAGCGGAGCCGGGGCGGAACAGCGGAGCCTCGCCCGCAAGCACTATCCGTCAATCAACGGTGCAGGCCCGACCACCGCCATGGCGAGCCAGGCCATGATCGTGCCCTGCTACCCGTTCTCCATCAAGAACGACGAGAACACGCACTACGACTGGCGCGGCAACTTCATGCGAGCCGAAACGACCGCATGGATGATCCGCCGCTTCCTGAACAACCTGAAGCGTGCCGGCTATGACTACGCCTCGTCCACTGCGACCCCTGATGCGGCGCTTAAGGCGGCAGTGGTGCCGGCGCTCGACCTCGACCACATCGACTATGTCGAGGGCGCGACCACCCTTCGCGCCTACCTGATCAATCCGACCGCGATCGCGTCCACGGTGGGCGGCGGGCCGGGGTTCACGAACATCCCGGCGCATCCCGGCAACCCGATCTATGCGGAGCGTGATTGGCTGGGGCGGTGGGCGCTACCCCCGAACGAAGGCTTCGGGCTGGAGGGCGCGGGCGGCGTCACCATCACCAGCGTCACGCCCGGCGGGTTCGCCAACAACTGGATCGACATCGGCCTGTCGGGACCGCTGCCGGCCGGCACGGGCACGCGGACGCTCACCTATGGCTACACGCCCACCGTGATTGCGAGCGGCGTCCAGCCGGTGAACTGGTCGAGCACCCGCGGCACGATCTGCATCGATACGGGCCACCTGTCCTGGTTCCGCCAGCAGCCGGCCTTGCTCACACGCATGGGCAGCCACGTCATCCCCGAGCGGGTCCGCCTCTACCTCATGCGCTTCAAGGAGAGCTTCTGATGCCTCGCCTTTCTGTGGCGGTCGGCGCCGCCGGCTCCGGCTTGTTCGGTGGCGACATCAACGCCACCATTTTCGGCTCGCCCTACCACGTCGCATCGTTCCTGCCGCGGGCGGTGACGGGCGCGAATGGCATCGTGCGGGCGGACCTTGCAAGCGGCGCGCTTCAGCTTCTCCGGGACGCGGCCGGCGGGCAGGGCGTGTTCACAGCCGTCACCACCAGCAGCGTCGTGCGACGTCCGTTGGTGATCGCGGCGGCCATCCCCGACCTGGTCGGCGGATCGGGCGGCTTCTCGGCGGCGCGCTCGTTGCTCGCCGCAGACGGTGGGCCGAACTTCATGCAGCTTTCCGGAGTAACGCCCAACTGGGACAGCGACTTCGGCTTCGCCATGATCGCGCGCCCGCGCGGCACGGCCACCATGGGTTTGCTCGGCCGGCAGGCATCGGGCACGTCGCGGGCCTGCTTGCAGCGGACGGCCAACCAGCAGGCGCTCTCGCTCTACTGGGGCTCCGCCTTTGCCACCGCCCCCTGCGTCAACGAGGTGTGGGCGCTCGTGCTCGGCGGGGTGCAGACCTACAGCGTCAACGGCACGCCCACCCGCATGATCCAGCTGGAGGTTGGCAGCGTTCGCGCGACTGATGTTGCGGTCGGAGCAGGCGACGGCGCGCCCGCCAGCGCGTTCGTGCTCGGCTCGCTCGGCGTCACCGGCACCTCGCCTTACAGCGGCGACTTTCTGGACGTGAACCTGTTCAGCAAGTCGCTGTTCGATCCCGCCATGGCGAAGGTGAAGAGCGCCCTTCGGACCAAAGCGGGGCAGGTTCATGGATTGGCGGTGGGCGCGACTTGATCTGCCTCTTGCGAGATGGCAGACAGCTCATATTCTGCCTGATTTTCAGGGGCATGCGCTATGCCGGCTAGTCCTACGCACATCGGGATCGTGAGCAATGCCGAAGTCGTTGAGCGACTCGGACGGGCTGTCCTGAGGGTGTCAGTGCCCGATATTGGCACCGTCGAGTTTGGCCTGACGAGCCAGCAGGCTCATATGCTAGCAGTGCAAGCCGATCAGGCGGCTAACGCAGTCGACTATCTTACGATGGCATCCGCGGGCGGCTGATCGCTGGTTGCCGCCCTGTCGTGCCCTGCCCTATGTTGGTGAGACTCGGGCAGGGGAACAGCTATGGTGGACCGTCGCGCGGAAGAGCTTAGCTTTGCCGAGATCAAGGAGATCGTCGGCAGGGACGATCCGCTGATCCTGGAGATCGGTTGCAACAACGGGCACCATACCCGCTTCTTCCTCGACACCTTCCCTGGCGCAGAAATCCACTGCTTCGAGCCGGAGGTTCGCGCATCGGATCGGTGGGAGGGGTACATCAAGGACCCGCGTGCCACGATCCACAAGATGGCGATCGGCGCCACGACCGGCACGGCCACCTTCAACATGAGCGACGGCCGAGAGGACGAATACGAAGGCGGCTATTACGGCTCCGGCTCTCTCCGCCCGCCAGTGTCGAACAACCATGCTTGGCTTCGGTTCGATCGCACGGTCGAGGTAGAGATCAACCGGCTGGACGACTGGGTCGCGAAGAACATTCCCGGCCGCACGATCGACTTCATCTGGGCCGATGTGCAGGGCGCGGAGGTTGACCTGATCAGCGGCGGACGCGAAGCCCTGAAGGGCACGCGCTGGTTCTTCACCGAGTTCAACGACCGCGAGTCGTACAAAGGCCAGATACCGCTCTCCGGCATCCGCGAGATGCTGGCCGACGACTTCGACGTGGAGGTGGTGCTGCCCGGCGACGTGTTGCTGAGGAACAAGCACTTGGAGGCCGTCTCGCCGCAGCTGTTCAAGCGCGGCACGGTGCTACAGCCTCGGCCGAAGTCGGAGGCGGACAGCCTGCGGCGCGGTGCAGATGGCGAAGTGGTCGCTATTCCGCACGGCTACACCTATCGCCAGGGCAAGGACGGAAGGCTTGTGGCGCTGGCGCCTACCAGCACGTTCCGCCAGGGCAACGACGGACGCATTGTCGAGATACCGGAGGGCCACACCTTCCGGCAGGGCAAGGACGGCCGGATCGTCGCCATCCCGGCAGGCAAGTCCTATCGTGAGGACGCGCAGGGACGCATCAACGTCACCGATTAGGTTGCCGCATAAACCACCGACTGTACGGAGCGCCCCTCATCCGGGCGCCCGTTTGTGTGCCCTCGTGTAGCCAGGGGAATACCCGAGCAGCGCGGTTGCGCATGTTGACGACCTCGCAAGCGATGCTGCACCCTGGCGACACTGGGGCAGCAGGTGGGGTGGACGCGCAATGGCACGGTACGACGGTTCTAACGGTGACAACACCCTTGCCGGTACCGGGGCTGATGACGAGTTCTTCCCGCTATTGGGAAACGACACGGTCAATGGCGGCGGCGGGTTCGACACGCTAACGGCAGATTATAGTGGGACTGCAGCCGTCGGAGTCGCGCAGTCCATCCGCTACGATCCCACTGACCAACATCTTTTTGGCATCCTTCGGTCCAGCAATTCATCCGTCTCCTTCTCTGATGTTGAGGCGCTGGTTTACAAAGCGAGTAACGGTCACGACGAGCTGATCGTTGATGCCGCCGGGCTCGCGTTCGGAAGAACGCTGAACCTCGATGGCGGAGAGGGCAGCGACCTCCTGAGCATCGATTTCTCGTCTCTCACCGACACCAGCTTCAACGTGGCAACTGGCGGCGGCATCACGAGCAATCGTGGCACCTACGCAAACTTCGAGACCTTCAATGTGACGCTCGGCCGTGGCGTCAACAGCGTCACGACTAGCAGTGGGGATGACGTCGTCCGCTCTACCAGTGGTGCAGACACGATCGACGGCGGCCAGGGCTTGGATGCATGGAGCGGCAACTTCGCCGCTAGCACGGCCGCGCTCACCTTCGACGGGGCGACCGGGCAGCTTTCGAACGGTACGTCCCTTACGGGCATCGAACAATACGATCTCACGACCGGATCAGGCGGCGACCGGTTGCTGCTGTCCGGGGCGGCGGTCGCTTCGCCCGGCCTGTTCTCGGCGTTCAACGCGGGCGCTGGTCAAGACAGCCTGACGCTTGATCTGACTGCTAGGGCGGGGTCTCACAACGTACGCGTCGCCGGCGCAGGCGTGTCGCTGCTCGACCAGTTTCTGCTCAGCGACTTCGACGTGCTCAACGTCGAGAACGTGGCGGTGAAGGGCGGTACACAGGCCGACTATTTCACAGTTGTGGCGTCAACCTTCCCCGCTGTGGGCACGCTTAGCCTGGACGGAGGCGCGGGTGCAGATATCGTGGAGATCGATTTCTCCAATCTGACCAGCACGACGTTCACCGTGGGATCGGCCGGCGCGGTCACAAGCAACCAAGGCAGCTTTCTAAATTTCGAGCGCTATCGCCTGACGGTCGGTGCCGGGACCAACAACCTGACTGGCGGCGACAACAACGACAGTCTCGCTGCCACACAAGGCGGAACAAACGTGCTCGATGGCGGGGCTGGCAACGATGTCATCAGCACCACCGGCGGGAGCGCGACGGTGACGGGCGGCGATGGAAACGATCAGATGTCCTTCACCGGGAGCTTCGGCACGGGCGACGGCGGTGCCGGACAGGATAGTTGGAAGGGAACCTACTCCGGCAACACGGCGATCACCTTTTCGGACACGTTTGCCAACTCGTCGGCCGACGTCGCGATAGCTCAAGTCGAGAACTACGAACTGGCGACCGGGTCCGGCAACGACACCTTCTTGCTATCGGGCGCCGCAACCCAGGTCTCGATCAACGCCGGCGCCGGCACCGATAGGCTAGTTTACGATCTGTCCGGGCGATTGATCGCGGCCTCCATCGGCATCATCGGCACAAACGGCAGCCTGCGCGTCGACGGGCCGGGCGGCAGTATTCGCGACGTCGAACAGGTGACCATCACCGGCACCACAAAGGCCGACACGATCAACGTAGATGCTGCAGCGCTAGCGAATGCAACGTCGCTAACGCTTGATGGACAAGCAGGACTAGACACCCTCAACCTCGACTTCTCGCAGGTGGCCGGGCCGGCCACTTTCCGCGACAATGGCGATGGTACCGTCACGTCGAGCCGGGGCACCTTCTCGAACTTTGAGATCTACAATCTCGTTGGCGGGGCGGACGGCGATGCGCTGACCGGCGGCGGGGGCGCAGATTTGTTGAACGGCGGGGCAGGAGACGATGTGCTGAACGGCGGCGCAGGCTTGGACACAGCGAGCTATGCGGGAGCGTCGGGGGGCGTGATTGTAGGCCTCGCCATCACCAGCCCACAGGACACCTTCAGCGCAGGCTTCGACACGCTGACCTCAATCGAGAACCTCACTGGATCGAGCTTCGCCGACCGGCTCACCGGCAACGGTAACAACAACACACTGCGCGGCGCGCTCGGCAACGACCTTTTGGACGGTGGGAGCGGTGCCGATACAATGTTCGGTGGATCGGGCAACGATGTATACGTTGTCGAAGCAACCGGCGACGTGGTGCGGGAAGACGGCACTAGCGGCTTTGATGATGGTGGAACAGATACGGTGCGCGCCTCGATCAGCTACACGCTGGGCGCGTTTGTCGAGTATCTGATCCTGACCGGCACCGATAACATCAACGGCAAAGGTAACGGGCTCGTCAACACGATCACCGGCAATGCGGCTAGTAACGTGTTGGACGGCGGCGGCGGCAGGGATCGCTTGGCGGGCGGGCTGGGCGACGACACCTACGTCGTCAACAATGCGGGCATTGCGGTGGTGGAAGGTGCGGGCGCAGGCTCCGATACTGTACAGACCAGCATCAACTACACGCTGCCGACTAACGTCGAAACTCTCGTGATGGTCGGCTCCAAAGGTTTGAACGTCGCTGGCAACGCCGCCGCGAACGCGATCACGGGCACTAGCAGCAACGACGTGATCGACGGCAAGGCCGGGGCCGACACCATGACCGGCGAGGCTGGCAACGACACCTACTACGTCGACAATGCCGCTGACAGCGTCATCGAGCTGACGAACGGAGGCACCGATACCCTCTATGCGAGCCTCAGCTATACTCTGGCGGACAACGTCGAACGGCTGATCTTGAGCGGCGCCAGCAACCTGCGTGGCACCGGCAATGCGCTGATCAATACCGTCATCGGGAACGACGCCGCGAATCAGATCGCCGGACTAGGAGGCCGGGATACGCTCACCGGCGGCCTGGGTGCGGACCTGTTCGTGTATCAGCAGCTCTCGGAAAGCACCGTGGCGACCGGCGGGCGCGACACGATCACCGACTTTAGCCTAGCCGATCGCGACCGCATCGACCTGCGCGCGATCGACGCGAACACCAGTGTCGGAGGTGACCAGGCGTTCCGTTTCGTTGGCGCCTCAGCCTTCAGCGGCTCGGCCGGCGAGCTGCGCTATGCTCCATCGGGTGGCGACACGCTGATCAGCGGCGATGTAAACGGCGACAAGGTGGCTGACTTCGCGATCCTGCTCAGCGGCACCATCGCACCTATGTCGGGCAACTTCTTGCTCTAAACCTATGTCGCTGATTATCCAGAATGGGCAACAGCGGGGCGGCTGATGCGACCGCCCGTCGCTTAGCTCACCCACCGCCAAACCACTCCAGCTTCAGTCTTGCAGCCCCTTCTCCACCAACCTGCGGATGGCTTCGGCTCTAGACGGCACGCCGGGCTGCTGGCCCCGCCAAGCATCTATCCGCTCGAACAGCGACGGTTCTGCGGAGAAGATGAAACGGACGGTCTTGAGCGCAAGGCGGGCCATAGAGGCATCACCTATATCACTTTTCGCTTGCGCTCAACGAGATTACACTGATATCAGTGATGCAGGCCGGGAGAGAGGATTAGGCCCCTCGCTCCCGGCCCTCACCGCAACGCGCAGGAGGACTCCGCGTCATGGCTTCGATTGCACCTATCACACCCGCGCCGGCAATGCAGCCCGGCCTCAAGCCTTTCATCGTCTACGACCAAGTGCCGGCCGGGCTCGCCGCCTACCCCGTCACCAACAACCATCACGCCCCGCTGCTTCGGGCCGGCGATTGGGTCATTTACGACCCGACCGATCGCGAGGCTGTTCACGGTGAGTTGTACGTACTCCGCTGGCAGAGCGGCGATCGCATCCCGCAGGTGGTCGAGGTCGGCTTGCAGAAGGAGGATCGCTGGGCGGTGGGCGCCCGTCACCGCGGCGTAAACGCCAAGGAGCTGGTGTTCGGCAACATCGGCGAGATCGTCGGCGATAGCGGCTACCGCGCCGCGCAGCTGACCGAACGGTTTCTTGGTCGAGTGGTCGGGCTGCTTGAGCCCGCCTCCGAGCCGATGCTCCAGATCGTGGGAGGGCTGAACTGATGCCGGCCCCTACCCTGCTCCGCGGCACCGGCGCGATCGCTGCACATCTGGGGACCACTACTCGCCGAGCTTCACATCTAGATCGCCAGCGCATGCTGCCAACGTTCCGACTGCCGGGCGACAGCGCACCACACGCTACTGGCGGAGGTCTGGACGAATGGCGTCAGCTCGCCGCGACCGCTGGCCTAGCGGAAGGGCTGAGCTGATGCCCGCCCAAAAGGTCACCGCGTACCTCACCGAGATGCCACTTGAGACGATCGTGAACCCGATCTGCGAGGTGCAATCCTACATCATCAACATGCGCACCATGGTCGGGCTGATGTCCGACTGGGGCGAGGTGATCGAGCGCGCGATTGAGCGGGGCAACTATGGCGAAGCAAAGTCGCTCGCGTCCAACTCCTACCGCATCGGCTGGATCGCGATGGAAGAGCTGACCCGCATCCACGACACGCTGGAGGCGGGCGAGGACAAGATGCGCCAGCATACCGAGTTGCGCGCGCTGGCGGCGTAGGCTGCCGTCCTGGTTCCTGTTCGGGGCGCCCCTCGACCGAGCTATACAAGGAAACGGTCGACAGCCGCTCTGGATAACTCTGTGGGCTGTTCTGGGCATAAGGTTGAGGCAGCGGCTGATTTCCGCCCGCTTTCTGTCCACAGTTTTTGTGCCGGCCTCTGCAACCCGCGGCTTGATCATTCCCGGATGAGGTCGGACACTCCCCGAGCTTCGCCCCTGTCGGGCGAATGTTGTGCCATCGTCGTGAGACTGAAGGCGTGTGTAGCGTAGCGTAAAAGGCGACGGAGGGGCCGAGCTTGCCGGCGACCGCCCCTCCGCCTCCGATCCAGCAACCTCACCCTCCGCCAGAGCGGCGCGAGGCAGCCTTTGGAGCATCACGAAGATGTCCGACCACGAAAATACCTCAAACCTGCCGGAACGCCAGCCCCAGGCGGACCCGGCCTCCACGCCTCTCGTATTCATGCGAGCGGGCGCGGTGTTCGCCAACAGCCGCGACGTTGCGGCTTTCTTCGGCAAGCAGCACGGGCACGTCCTCCGCGACATCGACGTGTTGATCGCCTCGGCGGGACCCCTATCCAGTTTTGGAGAGGGGTGGTTCACACTGGCTTCTACCGGGGAACAGCGGCACCGCTGCTTCGACATGGACCGGGATGGCTTCACCCTCCTCGCCATGGGCTTCACCGGGGCCAAGGCGCTCAAGTGGAAGCTGGCCTACATCGAAGCGTTCAACCGTATGGAAGCCGAGCTGCGGTCGCAGCTCGACCCGGCGGTGGCGCTGAGCGACCCCAACTCGCTCCGCATCCTGCTGTTGCAGAACGTCGAGAAGGTCATCGCGCTAGAGAGCAAGGTGGCGGCCGATGCGCCGCGGCTGGAGGCGTTCCACCGGTTCGCGGAGGCAGACGGTAGCCTCTGCATCACGGACACTGCCAAGACGCTGCAGCTTCGACCCAAGGCGCTGTTCGACTTCCTGCGCGCGCACGGCTGGATTTACACTCCGCACGGCAGCCGGGGCGACATCGCCTACTCGACCAAGCTCCAGCAAGGGCTGATGGAGCACAAGACCACCACCGTGCATCGGTCGGACGGGTCGGAGAAGGTGGTGACGCAGGCGCGGATCACGCCAAAAGGGCTGGCCCGGCTGGCGCAGGAGTTCCCGCCGCCCATGAAGCTGGTAGCGTGAGTGCCTAACGAGGGTGTCCTGCAATGGGCGCCCTCACTTCTAGTCGATCCCGCTGGTTTGCCCCTCCGGAAGGGCTGCGCTAGCGCATCCAGATGGACCGAACGCGACTTAGCGGGGTACCCCTCGAAAGCCGCCTGGCTGCGGAAAGCCTGCCATCGCCGGTCATCGTTCCGGACGCGCTAGTCTGCCCCATACTGCCGCGGGAAACTAATCCAGGCGGCTCCATGTACACCTTTGAGGCGGAAGTGGAGCCGGCTGACCTTCGCTCCCTCAGGTTCTACAAAGGCGCAGTCGGTAGCGTGTCGGAGCAGCGCCCGCTGTCCAGGGCCTACCCGGAGGCCAAAGATGTCCCTGGCCGCACCATCTTTGCCGGACCATGGTTTAGTCACTTCGGGCACTTCATTGCAGAAGGAGTGCATCGTCTCTGGCCGGCGCTTCTACCCGGTATGGGAGACGCCAAGGTTCTATTCCAAACCGGCAGTCGAGCACCCCGCGTTCACGAATGGACGTGGGATATTCTTGACCTGTTTGGCATAGTACCCGAGAGGGTACTGTTTACTACCGAAGCTCGACGCTATGAGAGGCTCATTGTGGCTCCTCAAGGCAGGCTGCTCAATGGGCCGGTGCTGACTCGCAATTATCTCGACGTCTTCCCGCTGATCCAGCGGGATACCCCGTCTGGTTCTGGAGCACCGATCTACCTTTCCAGGTCTCGTCAGATCGCTACCGGCACTTACTTCGGCGAGCCTCTGATAGAATCGGTTTTGACCGGCGCCGGATACGAGATCGTTTATCCCGAGCTGCTGTCGATCAGAGACTTGTTACCGAAGCTGATTGAAGCGCCAGTCATCATCGCTGCCGAAGGTAGCGCACTGCACAACCTCGAGCTGTGTGGACGCCTCACAGCTTCGGTCTACGTGATCGGGCGTAGACACGGCTTCAACAACTTCGTTCACCTGCTTAAGGCCGCGACTTCGGACTGGGGCATTTTCGATCCGGGGAAGCGCCCGGCTGTATTCAACATGGATCACGATCCAGCAACCGGGCGATCTCTACCGTCACATGGCTGCACGCTCCTAGATCTAAGCAAGCTGATAGCGGAGATGGCATCTTTCACGGGAGAGAAGCTGCGAGTACCGCCTTCTGCAGTGATCAAGGACGCGATCCAACTCGACATCGCTAGGTACATCCTCCAGGCCGACTCCCCGATGCACGGCAGCGATGAGCAGCTTGGCGCATCCATCCGCGAGATGCGGCGACTAGCTGCGGCCGGAGAACTTCTCAGCTCCTGACGGGGCAATCGGGCATCACCACCGATCACCACGACACACGCGGCAGCGCACGGATGACCCCCGCTGCAAGTTGCCACACCTAACGAGACACGTCCGTTGGCTGATCGCCGGCGGGGGTTCCGCGCGCCAACGCGGAAACCGGCGGGCTAGCACCCGTCACGCGCGGCCCGACGCGGCCGCCTCGCCCCGCACCCGGCAAGCCGGGCGGGGCATCCTGAAAGCAACTCACGATGGAGTCCACCACGAACCGGGCCGTTCGCGGCCGGGCGCCACTAGGCGCCTCTGACGCACCTTCAACTCGGGACACCGATCCGCAGGGGGGTGCGAAGCGTTTAGCTGAGAAGCTTCTACCGCTCTGCGGCTTGCTTGCCGAGCTACAATCCGCTCCAGCCGCCCGTCGACGGCAGGTTTGGGAATGTGCCCGCGATGCACTGGATGCGATCCTACCCGCGTTAGCAGAGCCTCCACTCACACCGCAGGAGGCAAGTGTATTTGCCGCGCTCGAGAGAGCAGCCGAGCTCGGCTTGCCTTGCCCTACCGCCGACGATCTCTTGGAGCACACGGAATTCGGTGCGCACAGCACAACCGTGGCCATCATCAAACGGCTCGAACGGCGCGGGCTGATCCGGGTCGAACGATACCAGAAATCACGCCGGGTCTTCATAGTTGCAACCGGACTCGCAACCCGCGAACCTCAGAACAAGTCCAGGCACTGGCGAAGTCTTGATACGAACCAGGCTTGAGTCGGCAACTCCTGCGATTCATACAAACCAAGCCAGACCGCATGCCACTCCCGCAAAGCAAGGAGTGCTCCTGTGCCCATCTCTGGTGATCCGTACACCCTTTACCTAGAAGACTTCGGCGCCGTATCCGGCGGCGCTGGTGCGACTAACCGTGCGGCCATCGAACAGGCTGCCGCAAGTGGTAAGGTCGTTCGTCTCCGCGACGGGGCCAGCTACCCCATCGACAAAGCTTGCAACATCGTTAGCGGTGCCAAGCTAGTAGGCAACGGTGGCAAGAATGCCGCAGAGATCGTGCTGCCCGGCGACAACACCTTCGGCTATCCGCCGACCCGAGGCTTGCAGGACACCAACGTTGGCTTCAAGATTTGGGGCTCGCTGACCGACATCAATGCACCACGGGCAGATGTGCATCTGGAGGGGTTTAGGTTCCGCTGTCAGGGCGTAGACGGACGGCTTTATCATGCCATCTCGATCCGCAATGCCCTGCGGGTTAAGCTCCGCCGTATGGAATTCGGGCCGTTCGACGGCGCCGCCATCGGCATCAAGCTGGACACGGCCAACGCCTACGATTTCGAGGATCTCTACTTTCACGACTTCTACTCAAACTCGAACGCGCTGGTATCGAACGGCGTCAACCTCACTGCCCTTTGGATCGACGACGGCATTGTTGCGAGCACGCCGTCTCAGTCCGGTCGCGTCTCCAACATGCGTGTCGACAACATCTCCGTCGGCCCGACCTTCCAGGCGGCCTACGGGGGCGACCAGACAGACGGCATCACGGGCGGCGGCCTCAACTCCTACTTCGGTGACTTGCGCTTCAGCAACGTTGGCGAGGCGCTCGACTGCGGCTTCGCTGAGAACTGCATCTACGAAGATTTCGTTTTCACAAAGTCGCGGCTCGCCGCTCTGAAGCTTATTTACGGCACCCGTAAGTGCCAGTTCTTGAACGGCACGATCGTTGATCCAAACGGGTCCGGGAGCCCTACGGGCGTATCGGCAATCGTTCTGGCGGGGAGCGGGCAGAACATCTCGTCCATCACGGACACCTACGGCAATCTTTTCGATAACATCGAGATCGTAAACTGCGGCAATGCCGGCATCAGGTTCGACAACGCTGGTGTCCGGAACATCCGCGATAACCGCTTCAGCAACATCGTCATAAATGCAACGTCGGCGACTACGCGTCCATTCGCGGATAGTACGGCGGCAATGTCTGGGGGCGGATCGAACATCGTTGACGGCCTTAGTGTGCTCGGCGACACTTCGAATACGGTCTCGATTTTCCAGACCACTGCCGGCAACACGTGGTGCCGCTTTAGCGGAACTTCCTCGTGGACGAACGGTGTAGTCACTGCCAGCCGAGTGCCCGCTTTTGGTTCGGTGGTTCCGCAGAGCGTGGAGGCGATCGGCTTTAGCGGACAGAATAAGACGCTGACCTTGGCGGATGGCGGGAAGGTTTTCACCTGCAGCTACAACGGCGTGGTCACGATTACCGTACCTGCTGGACTGCCCGTCTCCGCGGCGAACGGGTACAAGGTCAAGTTCATTGCCTCTATGCCGCCCAGCTCAAGCACACGGGTCGCCCTGATGGCGGGTTCAGGTGTCGACCTTTATTCTGGTGGCCGAGCTACTCAAACCCCCACAGGTCAGCCGGGCGCGATCACGCTCGAGTGGTTTGGCGCTGACCATTACCTCGTATCCGGCGACCTACCGTAAGTAATCAGGGGCCGGGGCGGCGCAGTTAGGACAGCTTTCAGCTAGTGCCGCGCTTGTCCCCGGCCCTGATAATTGGTGAGCCCCGCGATCGCCAGCGAGGTCTGGACGCCTTCTTTGTCCCCTGCTCTCGCCAGCTCCGTCACGCGCGGCCCGATGCCGCCCCTTCGCCCCGCACCCGACAAGCCGGGCGGGGTTCTGTGTGAGCAACGTTCCATGAAGTCCATAAATCAATGGGCGGACCAAGTGCCCAGCTCGGAAGTGCATGCGACAGGCCTGGGAGGCGCTCATGCCTCGCGCTGGTGAGACAAGTCCTTATCGCGCGCGCCCCGAAAACTTCGAACAAGCTTTTGTGGAGCATGGCTGGGGTGGCGTTGGTGCCATCCTGCGGGCCCACCGCCGCAACATCAAACGCTGGCTGATTGAGGCTGGAGAGGCACGCTTACGCGCAGCCCGGCGCATGTATTTGGAGCAACAGTACGCCACACGCGGCAAGCGCGTGCCAGGTATCCGCCCGGGACTGCATGCCGATTGAAGGCCCCAATTAATGAGGATGCTGGCCGTAAACAGAAGGCTGCAGGCCTTCTACCTCGTACCTCGATCGAGCGTGTCGTTGCTGCGGAGTATAACATGCCTTTGTCTACTACGCAGATTAACACAGTCCGTGATAACGTGATCGCGAGTTTCTGGCAGCCAAACCCTCCAGCGCCGGGCAACAACTTGCCTCGCATTCTGGCCACGGAAGGCGGCCCGACTAGCCAATTTGGCTTTCCGGCACCTTCGCAGTTTCCCGGAACCTACTGGCAGATGACGCAGATGCTACGGTTCATGGTCTCCTGGTATCAGGAATTTCCATCCGACAGCCTGATGCTTACCCGTATACAACAGCAGGCTGCCTTCATCGCCGATACACAATACGGCTTCAATCGTCCAAACGGGGCCGGCGGATTTTATCTTGACGATAACGGCCTCAACGATAGCACCATCAACGTTTCCGACGATGCGGCTTGGAAGCTACTTAGCTTTTGCGACCTGCACAAGGTCACGGGCGACCCGGCTTGGCTGCAACGGGCTCAGCTCGTGCTACCCAAAATACTATCGGTCTATCGCGACCCAAATGGCTCGCCGACCGATGTGGGCAACGGGGTAATCTTCAGCGCTTACGGGATCCTCTATGGCATCCAGTACGTCAACGCGCGCGGTGAGACCGTGTATCAGGCCACGTACGACACCCCGCAGTCAAGCCTCTACGAGTCCGGCATCGCGCTGGCAGCTCTATACATCTATGAGCAGACCGGCATCCAAGGCTTTCGCGAGTATGCGGTAAAGATCACCGACCGCTTTATAGCGGAGGCGACCCTACCCGATCGGACGAGCTCTACCGCCAGCTATGGCTTACGCGACAGGATCGACAACCCTGGCGCCTACTTCCAGGGCCTTCATCTGGTCGGCCCGCAAATCAACGGCGATCAGACTCCACTTCATATGCCTCGGGACTTGTCGGTCGCGCCGACCATAAACGGCGTTCGCCGGATCGCGCGTAACGGGGGCAATCCTTATTTCTTTCAAGGTACGATCGCAGTTGGTCTACTCTGCGCCCGCCTGTACAGGCTTACTGGCAATACGGGCTATCTCAATCGCATCCGAGAAATCGTCGGCGCATTGTCCAGCTCGTCGAGCTTCTTGGTGGCCAGCGACAACACCCTGCTGAGCAATCGAGATCCCTACACGGCGGGTTTCTTTGTCTGCGAGTTCGTGCGGGAGGTTCTGTACGGGTTACGATCGAACAATATCGGCGATGTCGACACCTTACTGGGGATCTTTGCGTCGACGGGCTTGTCGATTGCGACGAACGGAATTCGTAGCAGCACCTACTATTCTGCTGATTGGGGCTCGCCCAGCTATCCGCAAAACGGCGGCTCGTCCGCAACGGACACCGGCTCGTCCACGAGCTGGGACAAGAATTATGCGGCTCATCCGGGAAGTTCGACCACGCCAGCCGATCAGGCGAGCGCGCTGCAAATCATGACGACGGCGAACTCCGCGAGCATGGCGCTGGCGGGCTACATGGCCGGCCTACGCGGGACGACGCTCGTCGACGGCAGTCAAACACTGTCCGAAACTAATGGTTCAACCCTCGTCGAGGGCTAACTGGAGACCATCATGAAGACCTTTTCTGCAATCCTGCTTCTGGCGCTTGCCACCCCTGCGCTCGCGCAGACGCAGCTGAGTTCGTCTCCGACCTTTCAGAATGCCCTCAACGGCAAAGCCAGTACGAACAACCCCGCCTTCACCGGCACCGCAAGCTTTTCCGAGGTAAGAGCGAGCGGTAATGTTAGTGCGGGGAGGGCGAGCGGGGTAGGTTACGTCTCATTGGCTAGTGGCTCAACCACAAGCCCAGGTCAAGTCCAGTTCTTCACCGCCGATAACATCCGGCGACTCTACATCGGCTACAGCTATCAAAATCAGGGCTCCGATGTACAGCTTCAGACGGAAAACGGCTATGGCCTGAACATCCAGGGCCGTGTTGGGTTTGGCTGCCTGTCGAACAGCACTTACGGCACCTACTTCTGCACGTCGGCCTACTTTGGCAACTCGGCATCGTTCAACGGCGGCCTGTACACAAACTCTCAGCGTATCGATCACCTTCGCGGCGCATCGGTGGCCGGGGGCGCTTTTACGATGCCGGCCAACAGCAGTCTCGTGATTAACGTACCGCTCAATGGCGCCGTTGCTGGCGACTTCGTAAGCTGCTCGCTCAGCGTGGTCCAGCCTTACGGGCTTATTATCTCGTCAGGCGGCGTGGTAAGCAACAATAATGTGAGCTGCGTGCTACAGAACCCAACGTCGAGCGGCATTTCGCTGCCGAGCTACGTTGTTTATGGCGATGTAATGAAGCGGCAGTAGATTAGTGCCTCAGGCGCTCCCGAGCCTCGCTGTCCGCATGCGAGGCTCGGGTGCCTTCGATGCAGCACTCAGAGGTAATTGGACGCCTGGCACGTCCAGTTTGGACCTTAGTGCTGCGCCACACCCTCGCCCTCTTAGTCGACGAGCTGACCGACCTGCGCGGCGATCGCCAATCACGTTTGCACGCCTGCTTCATCTCCGGCCTTCGCCAGCTCCCTTACCCGGGCGTCGATGTACCTCGCTGCCCCTACCCCGTGCTGGCGCACCACTTGCTGCGCGCAGGCCCAGAGTTCCCAGTCGGAAATCATAGCGGCCGGCAGATCACGCTAGATCACAGCCAACCCATAGCCCAACCGAGCACCGCGTCTGCCACGCACCATAGCAACCCGGCGATCGCAATCGCCAGCGCCAGCCCGGCAACGGTGTCACTAACTTCTCTCGTCTGATCCCGCTTCATCGGCACCCCCGTCCCGACCGCCTGACCCGCATCATCCGCAATCGCCCCGTCCAGCGCAAGCCATGCGGCGCTCACCAGACTTCGAGAAACCACCCGCACAGAAAGACGACGACGATTAGCGTCGCAAACGCGAACGGCAGCACGGCGGCTAGCCAGCCGGCGCCTTCTTTTCGATTTGGCATGGCCGGGGCTGACCACGTCCATCGATCTACCGCAAGCGCCATCGGAGGCACCGCATGCTGGCACGCACCTGCGTGGGCCTGGCGCTCGCGCTGCACCTGCCGACGTGCCGGCCAGCAGTGGGGGTGATCCTGCGCGATCGCCCCCGGTGCGTGCCCGCTCCCTACGTCGGCCATGTGCCGTCACCACCGATGAGGCACCCGCTATGAGCGACAAGAGCCTGCCGATGCACATGGTGCAGGCAACCCCCAGCCTGACGCCACCGAGCTTCAACGGCGACACGAGTCTGTTCACGTTCAACCTGTTCGTGATGACGGCGATGTTGTTCCTGGGCATGGCGTTCGCCGGCCGCCATGGGCTCCGCATCTGGCAGCACCGCCACCACGACCACCCGCTGCACCCCGTGACGCTGGTGCGCCTGGTCTGGTTCTTCGCGGGCGTGGCGGTGATGCTCCGATGCGGTGCGGAGGCGATGCTGCTCTACGGCTGGTCGCCCCAGGACGCCGACCTGACCGCTCGCGTCATCATGGCGAAGCGGTGGATCGACCCCTTCTCGGTCGGGTGCGGCGCTCTCTGGATGACGATCAGCACGCTGGGCGAGCCCGGCATCGAGTACCAGCTGCGGAACAAGCCGATCCCGATCGACCCGTGGTCGCGCTGGCCCATGCTCGTCCGCGCAGGGGGGATCGTCGGCCTCAGCCTGATCATGGCTGTCGCCGCGGTCACGCTCCGGTGAAGAGCGCCGCCGTGGGCGGTGCCGCCAGCGCCGTGTCGGTCCCGGTCGTGTGGGACTTCCTCGGCTACCACTTCCAGGCCGGGCCTCTGATCGTCACGGTATGCTGCGCGCTGATGACGCGGCTGATCGTGTCGCTGAACGCGCCGGGCCATAAGCGATGGCTGCTCGACGGACTGGTGACGGGCCTGTCCGTGCTGGTGTCCGCCCTGTGGGTGCAGGCCAACAGCCTTTCCCTGCTGCCGGCTGGCGTGTCGGGCATCGCGTTCGGCGCGATCGGCATCGGCATCATCGGCATTGCTAAGAGCCAGGCAGGCGCGGCGTTCAAAGCGGCTGTGCAGATGTTCCTGCGCGGGCTGTCCGGCACGCCTCTGCCGCACGCGAATGATCCCGACGGCGACCTACTGCGCGAGATCGACAAGGCAGACCAGCCGAAGCCCTGACCCGCCCGCGCGGCTTCCGCGCGCGCACCGCCGCTGCCGCGCGGCCACCCAAAAGGATAAGCCCATGCCTGTCGTGCCACAGGAGATCATCGCGGCTGCCCAAGCCAGCGAGCGCAAGCTCGGCGTGCCGGCGTCCGTCAGCCTCGCTCAATGGGCGCTGGAGAGTGGCTGGGGCAAGTCGGTCAGCGGAAAGAACAACTATGGCGGGATCACCGCCAAGGTCACGGGTGCAGTGTTCCCGTTCAAGCCTGGAACGCCGCTGGAGCCGGCCACACTCTGCTGGACATCGGAGGTCTACCGCGGGAAGCGCGTCCGCTGCCAGCGGTGGTTCAAGGACTTCCCGTCGGTCGAGGCCTACTTCGACGCCCACGGCAAGCTGCTCGCCACCGCCAAGGTATATGCGCCCGCGCGCGCCAAGCTGCCTGACGTCGACGCCTACGTCGACGCCATGGGCGCACGCTACGCCACCGACCCGAACTACGCGGCCACGCTCAAGGCGATGATCCGGCAGAACCGCTGGCGTCGGTACGACCTGCCAGCAGCCACCTGAATACGCTTCCCCGATCAGGACCACCAGCGCCCGCGCCGGATCGGCGGCCGGGCGGGAGAACACCCATGTCCCTCAAGAAGATCGTCGCCCGCGTGCTGGGCGTCGTCGGACCGGCCTTGCTCGCCTGGGGTCGCACCGAAGCCGAGAAGGCCCTCGCCGCGGTCAAGAACAGCCCCACCGGCAGCCGCATCACGGAGCTTGTCCGCGACGCCGAGGACACCGGCAAATCAGGCCCGGAGAAGCTGGCGGCCGTGCTGGCGGACGCCGCGCCGCTTGTGCTCGCGCTCGTCACCAAGGGCGGGCTCAAGGCCGAACTGTCTGCCGTCGAGACGCTGACGCGCAGCGTGATCGAGAGCATCGTCGCCGACGCCAAGGCCATCCCGCTCGCCCGCGCGATCCTGGTGGCGCTCGGGCTCAAGTCGAGCGCGTGACGACGCGGGTCGCCACCGTTCAGCAGGTCGGCCGGGTGAACTATCCGCCGGCCGACCACGAGGAGGTGGTGCAGGTCATCACGGACCAAACGGTGGCGTACGAGCGGGCATTCTACCTGCGCGTGGGTCAACCCGAGCCGCCGGAGGGCGCAAGCGTCACCTATGGCGATCACCGCGCATGGTGGATGGTTGACGGCTGGCAGGTCAGCGCGCGCAAGCGGGGCTACAACTTCGATCCCGCGGCGCCAATGGGCTGACGCTCTAACAAAAAGACCGACCCGAAGGCCGGCCCAGAACGAGGAGGATTGCCTAAAAGGCGTGGTCCTGTTGCGACAGCGAAGGCTCTTTCGCAAGCGCGAGCAGGGCGTCTACGTCATTTCACGCGGTACGCTCTGAAGCGAGTCTAGGCTGTAGGCTTGTCGACCAGCCCCGCCCGGTAGATCGACCAGCTCACTCGCTGCCGTCCTTATGGGGCCAGCATTGGCTTGCACTCAAGGCCCAGCTTGCCCTCCGCACGTTCAATCAGAAATGGAAGACTACGCCAGCCATAGGCCGAAGACTGTCCAAGTCGTACGACTCAAATTGCAGCCGAAGGCGGGGCCCCTTCTCGCCTCCGAAGTTCGACAACCCAAGGTCAGCCGCTCCAAGTTCCACGCCACCGCCAAACACGGTTCCGTTGTGCCTTTGGTACAGGCCTTTCGGATCGACGAAGTGCGTACCGCCCGTCAGAAACAGAAGGCCGCCGGTTGCCGTGCGTACGCCGACACGACCGCGGACGCCGTATTCCCAGCGGATCTGGTCGAAGCCGCGACTGACATCACCTTCTACCCCCACGAAAAAGAGTGAGCCGAGCGGTACGTTCACACCGGCCACGCCTTCTATCAGTGCGCCATGAACGTCTCCGCGGAGCTGGGCTCCGGGACGTGTATACTCGCTACCAACGTTAAGGGTGTGGTAGCCGCCAAGCACCCCCGCGTAAGGCTCCAGCTTCACGCCTCCAATTTCGGCAGCTGAAATCGATTGTGAGGTAAGCGCGGCAAAGGCAGCGGCTCCGAGCACGGCTATCGAGTGGATACGCATATCACGATCTCCTGCCGGCCATGCGCCAGCTTGTTAAAACGCTTTAACATACACTCGATAGTGAGTATGCGCTAGCCCCTTCGCTTGGTCGTAAAGACAAGATGGACCACGCCCATCAGCTCGGCTCGCCGGCATCCAGGGCAGGTTCGTGCTGTCCATCAACGGCACGCCGCTCGCGCTGGAGGTATTTGGCGGGTTCACGATCGAGGAGGTAGCGTTGACTTACACGATCGCGACGGCTTCGGCCGGAGCGGGGACGAGGGCAGGGGAGCTGATTGTCATCGGGCCAGCGTGAGCGTCCGTGCATGCTGGACCGGCCGGTCGACCTCGTGTCTTGCAGGCAGCGCTAGAGGGCGGCATGCTCGACTGATGATTGGCGTACTGATGTTCGGCTTGGCCATCGGTGTAGAGCATGCTTCTGCCAAGACGCCATGCATTCCGATCGCTTCAGAACGGCTTATCCCGGCTCTATCGGCGATCCCTGAACATCAGGCTCTTCGGCTCGCTATGAACGAGCCGATGCCGCAC